AGCGTCACTGAGAGTAGATGTAAGTAAGTCATATTCCTCTTTTGGACATATGATGTCGTCACCAAATACACCGTAGTATTCCCAATTAAGGTAATTACTACGAGTAGTTGGATGTTGACTACAAGCATATGTCAGAGCAATTAATGTGAGTGTCATCATCGGGAACGTGAAACCGTTACCCATTGTTGATATCATATTAAGTTTGACTGTTTCATCTACACCCTCGATTTTTGTAGTAGGACTTCTAATCATCATCAGAAGTTCATACCAAGATCGAGGCCATAGCAACTCTATGAGCTGCGGTGAAAACATATCTGAGGCCCATTTTAAATCAATGGTAGCCAAATCATCATTAACTGATGAGAACCAGGCAAGATATTTATTCTTATCTTGCTGATCTGATAGGTTTACACCCACTTTATGTAAAGCACCCTCAATGTACATGCCAGCAGCAAGCTGCAAGGCCATGTTCCATAGAGGTTCAGTACATATAGTGCGGTCAGTGTCTTCGTTTTTAGGAACGATACCAAGAGAACTACCTTCCACTATAACAAAACCATCTTGCTTAGCATACTTACTAGCAAGGTGAGGATCGTATTTTAGCATCAAAGATGCTAGCGGAAGTGCACGTGCAGTTACAGTTTGTGGACCTGACAATTTAGATAAAAAAGTCAGTACGCTTAGAGTGGCCCCTGCTTGCGCCGGGGCCAAGCGCCACAAACTAAAAAGCAAACCTAAGTCTAGATCGCATTGAGCGCTTGAACAATACTCGGAAGTAAGGTTTTCAAGAGCTCTGGCGATAAAGAATTTTGCATCACTAACAACATTAGGATGCAACTTAGGACAAGTTTCTGCAACGAGGTTATTAGCCTCAATAAAAGTTTTGCGAGCGTCTTGCTTATTAGGCATAGACAATTGCATTCTTTTAGACAGCCTTTGTTTGAAACGGCTGACTGCAAATCTTGGTTCGTGCTTAACTTGGGCTTCTTCTTTAGAAGTAAGCTCATCGCTAAGTACCTCTCTAAAAGAGCGTAACCTCTCATCATCATCACAGATGGCAATGAGAACCTTTTTCCTACGAGCCTTATGGGGCTTATTCTTAATCATAAGAGTATCCTCTTAATGTGGTAGGGAATGTTAGGACTAACCTAATATACCAGTTACAGTGGTGTCACCCATACCAGCAGATTGCTGGTTCAGTGCACCAATGTGAGCAGACAACATGGCCCGAATTTCTTCGGGTTCATAAGTATCTACTCCAGCTGGTATAGAAATGACCGTCGTGATATTCATGACTAGATCATTTCCACCTTCATAAGGTGATGCGCCCTTTCGGGTAATCACTTTATAGTTGTTGCTAGGTATGTTCTTAACAACACCAGTTACTGGATTAGGCGATGGTAAGGTTGCTAACCTTACAGGCTTAAATACAGAAATGGTGAAAGGTTTCGCCACAGAATGTGGAGCTACACCAGTCTGCGTACCACCAAGTGCTGTAACCGCCCATTGCTTCGAATTCGATGCATTGGGAGGTGTATCAGCCACTAGAGTGTACGTAGGTGATGTAAAACCAGTCTGTGCAGCCCCTGTGATTGGGGATGTAAGATCAAAAGACATAGAAAGTCTCCAAAAGTATTTAAAGGAAGTACTTTACCGTTTGCCTAATAAGGCAGCTAAGTTAAGTACTCGGTTAACTGCATTAACCCCGATCTCATCTAAAGTTTTAAACCTTAGTGATCGGTGCGGCAACTCGTCAAGCTGCTCTCTGATATAATGGAAACCCCGTAACTCACC